TACCCATATCCATTTCGTCTGAGTCCATTTCGTCCTCATCTTCCATTTCAGGTTCTTCCATGTCCACTTCCATGTCAACCTCTTCTTCGCCTTGTTCGTTAAGAGATTCTTTTACTAGTTCTTTGATTTCTTCCTTCATAGTAGAAGCAAGTATTCCTTTTGCATTTTCCGCAACCGCTTCTTCCAAATTTTTCATTTGGAGGATTGCTTCTTCAACAATAGATTTTTCTTTTGCCATTCTTTGTTTTTATTTTTCTATATAAATATGTATCAAAGCACAAAAATTTTTAATTATTTATTTTGATATGCAATATTTTTTTATTATTTTTGTCCCGACTTGCCTAATTTTTGTTTTTCGAGTTCTATCATTTTCTCGATTTCGGCTTTTCTGAATTCTAGATTTTGTAATCTTCTATCCCCAACTTTGAAGATGTCATCCTCTACAGGAGTACTTCTATATGTTTTTACTTTTGTTTGTCCCTCGAAATTCACGTTACTCAAAAGATATGGTTCATCATATCTTGTAATTTCGTTGGTAGATTTTTTAATTTTGTTTTGTTTGTTTTCAAATCCGATATATTGTTGATTTTCATAATCAACAAATAAAAAAACTTGTATATTTTTTTGAGAATATTTTGTTGGGTCAAAACCTCTTGAATTAACTTCAAAGAATGTATCCCCATCTCTATCTACCAAACTCCTTACTTTTGTGAATGGTTTAACTTGTACAAAGAATGTTTTTCCTCTTACAGTAACGGATAGGTCCATTCCTTTTCTTGTGTCTCTGATATCTCCTGAGCAAAATCTAAAAATCTTGGCATCTTCACCAAAAAATTCTTTTAATATACTCATGGCGTAATCTTCGTTTCTATTACCTTTTTCAATCGTTTCTCTGTTTAATTCAACTAGCTCATCTGTGATTGGACTTCTGAATAATTTTTGGGCATTCAGAGTAATCCATTCCATAAAATTTTTTGGGTTGAGCTCTGTATCGGGTTTTTCTTCACGAAACATTGATTCCATTTTCCTTCTGACTTTTAGATTGGTGTCAAATCTGTTTAATACGGACCATTTATCGACACCCGGTATATGTTCATAAACACCAATTACGCCAAAATCAGTATTACAATTACCATCAGGATTTTCAATTTTACCCCAATTTGAGGGATAATAAACATCTTTCAATGTTTTTCTAATATGAGCGGCAATGGGGTCCTCTTGTCTTTTAAAATACTCTGATAATATGGTATATTGACCCTCTGAAATTGTAATTTTCATATCAGATAAATATATCGGAATAAAAAAAAGGAGGGTCACCCCTCCTTTTACAACTATTGATAATATTTTGATTATTCTATCACCTCATCAATTTTACTTTCAACAATAGCTGTTATTCTCCAATCTTCCGAATAGTTTTCAAAAACCTTTGTCACTTTTGCTTCAACATCAGTTGGTGAATAACCTTTAACCAATTTTTCTTGTCTTAATTTTTTAATTTTGCCTGACTCAGGGTCTGGCATGTCTGTTGTAATTTTTGCTACAAAATATTTTTCGTCCATTTTTTATTGAGTTTTAATAACCCAAATAATCGTTCAATTTCTTCATTAAGTCAAGCGATTTGTCAGGTGACCCACCAAATTGTCTCTCATCTTTCATTTTTTTCTCTTCCTCAAGATTTTCTTCAAAGTTGAATCTCTCATTTGGCTCATTGAATAGGTAAGCACCTGGTGTAGACGGTGACCACACAAGGTCAAAACAAATTAATTCAAAATCATCTTGAACCTCGTTCTGTTCTCCAATTTTTTTGAGTGACCCCACGCCGCGAGATGATATACCTAATGTTACACCTTGTCTCAAAAGATTTGCCGCTTGGTCTCCTTTGGTTGATACAATTCCTCTTTCGTGAAAACCTGGTGAAGTTAATAGTTTTAATTTTCCCATTAATACGGGTCCTTCCCACCATATATCACTGATAGCATGTGAAACTCTATCCAAATCAACAAGGGAAGACTCGGGGTGATTTAACTCGGATAAAGCAATACCCTTGTTAATCATTTTTTTATAGTTATCCGCCTCTCTCTTTAATACTTTCTCGGGGTATATTCTACCGTTTCTATTAGGAGTATTGTATTTTTGAAGTACTGCGTAGAATTCAAATGGTTTAGAGTGGTCTAACATACCTTTAGACTCTCTAACTAATTCCGCATTTCTTTTTTCTGTGGGAGATAAAAATCCGGCATCATATTCAATAAGAATACCCTTACCTGATTGTCCCGGTTTCAAAACTTCCATATTCATTTTTTATAATAAATACTTTGTTTTTTAACTTTGTAGAAGTACTTCCTTTTGTTTGGTGTTTTTGCGTAAAGAAAATTTAAAATATTCGTTCTTTGTAAAATGTATTGATATAATTTCTTTTGTTATTTTTTTCAGAATATCCTTTAATTTTTTTGACTTGAAGTCGAGGTCTTTTTTCTTTAGATAAAAATTTATTTCTAAATTCAAGAATGATTTTTTCTTTAGACACAATCCACTTGCTCTTAAATCTAAATCAACTATAAAGTTTTCTTCAAATATTAATCTATCTAAAATGTCGTGTATTGTGTGTTTTATTGACCTTGTTAAATTTAGAACCACTCTTTGCCAATTATCCGAGTCAGTTATTGGTTCTACCCATGTTTGTATGTTTAAATATAAAGACTTAAATTCAACTGAATCCACCGTGCCATAAATCACCTTCGCATTTTTGAAACCCGCGATTGGTGAAGTTTTCCCTTTTTTCATCAACTTTTCATTTTACCAACGTTTATTTTAAAAAAAATAAGTATATTTGCGTCAGTAGTCAAAAAAAATTTAATTTTGATGTTATTTATTATATATGTTAATTGTAAAATTAGACAAAAATACCGGAATTGAGAAAGCGTTAAAGTTACTCAAAAGTAAAGTGATTAAAACTCGACAGTCTAGTCAGCTCGTAGAACGTAAAGAGTATGAAAAGAAGTCGGTTAGAAAAAGAAAAATGATGAAAAAAGCCAAGTACGTTCAGAAAATGAGAAACAAGGACAATTAAAGATTATCGTTTAGGTTCTTTAATTTGAAATATGTGAATTTATCATATTTTTCTGATATTACTTTTTCCATCGTTTCAGTAATCCTACTTTTGGTTTCTGAATCAGAGCTTTCTTTTATTGTCTCCAACTTTTTGGTGACACTTTCTTTCAATTGCTCAAAATTTGTTTCCAATTCTTTGTCGTCAGTTTTTAGAAAATCTACCAATTCTTTCTTTTCAGACTCATTCAAACTTTCGATATAGTTAGTTATAGTTTTGTTAGCAACATTTACCATAGTACTTAATGGTAAATTAACCACTTCTTTCTTATCGACAGGTTTTTTCTTTAATGACTCCTTCAGTAGTTTCTTACTTGATAATCTCGATTCAATTGTAAGAACATCGTTTGAAAATAAGTTATCGATATTTGAATAATTGTTGTCTGACTTTACATTCACAACCCAATTTGACAAATCAACTAATGTTGAAGTTTTAATCTTGTTAATAGTATTTTCGTAAATTGTAATACATTCATGAATATAATCATCAACGATTGACTCATTTAATCCTTTATTAGAATTTAACTCGTCGTACAAATAGAAAAGTTTTGATATGTTTTTATTTTCTAATACATTCTTCTTGAAATTTTTCATTTCATTTTTGAATGTTCCGTTAGAGTATGACTCTAACATCAATTTTTCTATCTTCGATTTTAATAATCCAAACTTTACCATGTGTTTTTATTTATAAATATCAATCTCTCAAAACTTTTCTCAATTGAGCCTCCATTTCACCTAAAGAATTTTCGGCCTTTGACAAATCAATAAAACTATTAGACTCGGTTAAACTGTAGTTCTCAACCAAAATCTTTAGATTATCTCGTTTGAATTCTTCAGGTACTGTTCCCCCTTCTCCACCAGGTGGAGGTGGTGGTGGCATTCCTCCAGGTTCTTCACCGCCGGGAGGTGGAGGAGGTGCCGCGGCTCCCGCAGATGGTGTTCCTCCTGTTGTACTACCATATAGTTTATCAATAGTGTCAAATAAACCTGTATGAGTAATTATTGTTGCGGTGTTAGTCAATTCAGCGCCAACAGCCTTTTCAATTCTTTGTTGTTGTAAATCAAGTTTAACTTCTTCATCACTAAACCCAAGAACATGTTTCTTAGCCCAAGATACTGACACAGGAGCAATACCCTCAATAGCGGTCACAGCATCCTTATACAGTAATATCTTTTCTTTCCAAACATCTATTTTAAGTAAATCAGCTTGAGTCGATGGATTAGTTAAACCTAATGTGAAGTTTGATAATTCATCTTCAAAACCTGTCAAGAATAAGTGTATAATGGCAATCTTATTTAATTCAGCAATCATACATTTTTGTATTCTATTGATGGTTCTTGCGAAACGAATATCCTGTAACGACAAGTTTTTACCTTCACCAACAACTTCCTCAAATCCTAAAAACGCTTTAGGAACACGTAGTGCGGTCAATAATTTTTTCTGTATGTACTCAATATCGGCAATTTCCGATAGGTTTTGAGCGCCTGCTAAAGTTTCAATAGGTGACGCTTGAGCCGGGTCTCTTACAGGAATAAAATAATCTTGGTCGACGGCCATTTGGTTAAATCTCATATCAACGTTTCCTGTCTTTGAGTCAACAACTTGGTCTCTCTTGAATTTGTTGGCAACACGCTGTACATACGCCTCTACATCTTTATCGTCCATATTACCAACGAACACTTTGAATACCCTTCTTTCAGGTGCTCTCGATGTTCTATATATCAACATCGCATCTTCAGATAACAATAATTGCTTCCAAATACGACGAGCTTTTTCTAACATAGAAGTTCCGTAAGGAAGTTTTCTATCATCACCCATCAATCTGAAGTGAGCAATTTCCCATGAATTGAATTCCATGTCCTTTGCCTTCCACTTAAATCTCAAACCTCTGTTTTCCTTTGGTTCCTCAACGTTTTGAGATTTTGCCGGCATACCTCTCTCAAGACGTTCAATCTCAATATTTGGTAACTGCATACATCCCACAACCCCTTTTTCTGAGTCCAACTTCAAATAAACAAAGTTATCACCGTACTTACAAGTGTTACGTGTCCACATAGGTAAGTTGGTGTTAATATCTAAAACATTGTTAAATAAATCGGTTAGAATACCCTTAATTCTTTTTGATTCAGAATAAATCTGAAGCATATAACCATTCTGGTCAACGGTTGTTGATTCTTCACCGTAGATATCCAAAGCTGCAGAAATCTCGGGAGTATATTCCATTGACTCGTAATCATAAAACGACGCTAACCTTGTTGGTTCATAATATACCGCTTGAGTATATAAATTACTTTCAATCTTTTGCCATTGGTTCGCAAGATAGAAAGTTTGTTGAGCTTGTAAGAGCTCTTTGTCGTATTCTTGTTTTGAAGTTGTTCGTAACAACTCCTTCTTATCAAACTTATAGGTTGGGTAGTCCTGATTAAGTAACGCATTTGGTCCAAACGCTCTAGTTAATCTTTGCCAAACCGTCATTTGGTTATTGTTATTCTCCATAGGGTAATTTTAATCACCACAAATAATAACTAAATAGATATTATTTTGTTGGTTTTATATAAATATTATCTACTCCCAAATAACCAACCATATTTCATATAATCATCTTTGGTTATATTATTACCGTTAAATTGGTTAGTTCTATCTGTGTAATTTGGTATTACAGGATTAAATGCGATTTGAGCTCCGACATTATCGTTGTTACTAACTGACCATGACTCAAGCATAGCTTTTGTTTGGTCTGTAACTTTTGTAAGTTGTGTAAAGGATGACTCGGCAACATAACAAGCCATGGCAATTGACATAATCAAGTCATCGTGGTGTCCTTTTTGGTGGTCAGGTCGTCCGTTGATATAGATAAACGTATTCATTTCATTGAATAAACGGTTACTGTATATCTTAAAGTCGTGTCTCATCGCTTCTTCAAACGAAGCAATTATCTGTACTCTTTTGTTGTTAAAGTTAATTCCTGGTATCTTTTCAGCAGCCTTTGGGTCCCACTTCCATTTGTTTGCGGTATCTACACCATCAACATATAAATCTTTGTAACCCATCTCTTGTAACTTTCTTGATGTTGATACTCCCATACCGCCGGTTATATCAATCACAATAAAACAAGAATACATGTTTGCCCACTTATAACAAATGTCGGCCATGGTATCAGGAGGTAATTTACCGACAAATTCGGCAACCTGTTCTCTCTCATCAAAATCAATAATTTGAAACGAGCTGAAGTCCTCACTATCCCCTCTACTCACATCGACACCCATTACATATTTGTGACCAATGACAGGTTCCTTCCATATCCAAAGAGCGTTACCCATCATTTTGTTCTGTGGTTCTTTCAAGTAATTTTCTCTAACCTTTTGTAACAAATTTGAATCAAATACGTTGTCACCTGACCCCAAAAAGTTACATTCCAACTCTTGAGAAACTTTTCTCTTATCGTACTTCAGTTTTTTAACCATACCCTCAAACCAAAGTGAGCATGGCTTATAACCCGTATCCATGATAGATTTTAATTCAACATAGTCACGCTTTTCAAATGGGATTTCTTCCCAACTAATTACATCGTCCTTACTATATTCTTCTTTGTTCAATAGATAATGGATGATATCTTTGGTTTTAACTAAATATAAATCTTTGGTATAACGAGGGTCTCTAAACCAATACATCTCGGAAATTTTGAAGTCATTCATGTTTCTCAATGACTGGTCGTATATTTCGTAATAAATTGGGTCATAACCATTAGGTGTAGATACAACAATAACTTTACCACCCGTAGATAACGACGCCATACAAGCCGCCCAAAAGTCAGAGTCCGCTTCGATAAACGCTGCCTCATCAAATATCAGGATTGTGGGGGTAAAACCACGAAGTGCGTCTTTAGATGTCGCTACCGCCTTTACCTCACATCCATTATTTAATTTATAATGTTTTTGTGAGTTCTTATCTGCCGAAAAATCAATACCAACCCAAGCAGGCCATTGACCAACAAACCCTCTGATTTTATTTGCCATTTCAAGAGACGTATCAAGTTTGTTGGCAATAATTAGAATTTTCTCGGGTTTATTTTTCTTGGCAAATGCTACTTTTTTTGATACCCAAGCGGCCGTAACTGTGGATACACCGGCTTGTCGATATTTTAAAGCGATATTTTCGTTGTAATTTTCGTAATCCTCAAGCAAAGAGATTTGGTCGGGGAATAATTCTAAAGGCACATATTTTGAAACCGTGTTGTCGTAAGTCTGTAAATATGTACCAAGAGCATATGATGTATCTTTCATACATTTCACATACTCAATCATTACTTGTTCTTTTGTCATACTATTATAAATATCAAACCCCCGATAAACGGGGGTTTTATTTAAATTCCTAAGTCACTTAAATCTACATCATCAACATCGTCATCTTCCCATTTTGAGGCTTCCTTCTCATATTCTTGTTTTTTGAGTTCGGAAACAATCTCGTCAACCATTCTTTTGATGACTTTCTCACCTTGTGGGTCACCACTGTTAATTAACTTGGCAAGTTTGAAAAATTCTTTTGCGTCTAACTTTGAAAATCTCATAAACAAATAGTTCTGAATTTCTTTCTTGTCGTCATCAAATAATTCAAGTGGATAAGCCGCTGTGAATTTTTCCCAAAAGATTGGTCCAAGTCTCATATCCCAAATTTCGGCTGGTAATGTATCTTCAGCGCCCATAATCATTTCTGCCTGACGTGGGTCATCAGGAAGACCGTGTGTTCCGAATATTTCATAAACACCCTTAACCAATTCATGAATAAGGATTGGGAAAGTGGCCGCTCTTGCTTTTACTGTTGGGGGGTCAGTTTCGGTTTCAACTTCACTTTGACCCATTTGACCTTGACCACTTGCGGCCATTCCTTCCATGTCAGGCATAACCCAATAGAGGTGGTCCATGAGTGATTGTGTTACACCATACAGACGTGTTAATTCAGGGTTCAAACGCTCGAGTTCGTCTCTAACTAATTCAAACATGTAATGACCTTTTTTGGCGGCTCCCTGAATTAAAGAATTAATAAATCTTCTTTTTGCTTTTTCTAAATTGAATTTCTCAAACTCATCTGTGAAGTCTTCAAGTTCTTCTTGGTGTTTGAAAGCTTGTTTAACATCTTCTTTACTCGGTTCCGTTGGCGCTCCTCTCATACCTTCAGCCGACGATAACGGACCTGAAACAAGTTTCGCATCAAATTGAATAGCTCCTTCAGGTATAGACATTTCCTTCTTTACCAAATCAACGGCCAATCTCTCGAGATATTCTTTATTTTGTGACTCAATCATCATCACTTGTTGTAGGGACTGCATGGTCATACCCATAAGTTGCATGAGTGGGTTACGACCTTGTAAAGGAGCAGTTGTACCCAAATATCTTCCAACATTTTCAACTGAGTCCTTAAATCTTTTTGACGAGATTAGCTCAACAAAATCTCTATCACCACCAGGTAAAGCCGGATGACCAGCATATGGAGTTGACTTGCTTGTAATCTTCCTTTCAATATCTTGACCCATTCTTTCAGGACCTTCGTAATCAATCGGAGCCTCGTTCAATTTTGTTTTTAATTTTTTCAAGGTTTCGTTTTCTTTTTTGGTAAGACCTTCTGTAACTAATTTTTTTTCCAAATTAGTTTTTTCTTTTAGAGTTTGTTTCATATTAGGGTTAAAGCTCATTTTACTTCAAATTAATACCAATAGCATCGAATGATAACCAATCAGGAATATCTTTTGCCTTCGGAGCTGGTTTATGTTTTGGTTGATATGGAGTTTGTGGTGTTGGTCTTTCAGGTTTAACGTCAGGTTTGACAGGGACTTCAACTTCTTTCTCCTTTGCCTTTGGGGCTGGTTTGTGTTTTGGTTGATACGGTGTCTTTGGTGATGGTTTTTCAGGTTTTACATCAGGTTTAATACTAGGTTCAATGACTGGTGCCTCCTTTTCGGCCTCCATGATTGTCTTGATAAAATCTTTTTTAGTCATTTTAGGGGTGATATGTTTGTTAATCATTGTCATAATACTTTCTTCTAATTTACCTTCAAATGTAGGTCTAAGTGAGTTTTTTACTTTGTCGGCGTATTTTCCAGCAACAACACTTCCCACTTTTTCTAAATAATTTTCAAAACCAAACTCTTCGTTAGTTTCATCTTTTTTTTCAGGTAATTTACTAAAATTTTTGGTTGAGTCCGCAAATTCTTTTGCCATTTTACACCATTTTTTCTGTTCCTTAGTTTTACCATCTCCGCATTTTGCGAAAAAATATTTTTGTTGTTTTTTTGATTCGAATTTTTCGTTCAAATCGTCACTCATTGCTAACCCAAGTTGTGGGTCTTTTTCACTTACCGCTAAGGCAATATCTTCAGTTTCAGTATCATCAACTTCACTCATTGGAGTTTTAATTTTACCATCCGCAGTTGCAATTCCTTTTTCTTGAGCCATTTTCATATCGGCCGGATTTTTAGGGTCTAAAAGAATTTCGGCCTCATTATTTTCTTCTTTAGCTTCAACCAATCTATTATATAACGCCTCAATCTGCTTTGGTTTCAGGTCTGCTAATGTAGATGTATTGAACCCATGTTCCAATAATCTTAATATCTTTTTTTCAATGTTCATAAACCACTTTTTTTTCGAACTCCAATACTAAATCTCGTTCGTAAAGTTTATTTTTAACTGTTTCTTCTTTCTCTCCATAACGAAAAACTAATCGTGTTTTCGTATCAAAATTTACTTCTTCACTATCATTCTCCCAAGATAGAGCAATAACACCGTCAATTGCGTCTATCATAGAAAAAAAATCGGAGTTCTGAATAACCGTCATACTAATCGTATCGTTTTTTAGAACTCCTACCTTTTTTATAAATTCTAAGTCTGGTGGTGATGGGTATCCGTTTGATGGTTTTGACTCCCATGACTCACCCCAAACTCCGTCTAAACTATCCGAGAATATAAATTCATAAATGTTATCTCCCTTATAGTTTGGGCCTAATTCATTAACATATATCAAATAACTCATAGAATTTCACCTTTTGGTGTTATTCTTATTTTAGTTTCATTAACTTGAAAAATCAAATCGTTTTTCTTATTTCTACCGAGCAATTTAGCGTCTGAAAATTTGTTAATCAATTTACGAGAAACAACTTCTTGCTCAACGTTTTCACTCAACTTATTAATTTTCCAAATCATTTCTTTTTTGGTATTTTTCTTTTGTTCGGTAATAACTTTTTCATTTTCAGTTACCTTGAAGTATTTTTTCAAAATCTTATCGACATTTGACTCCCCAAACAATCCTTCAATCATCTCTTCAACTCCAAATGAATGTCTATCCTCAAGTCCTTGAATTTTTGGTACTCTTGGTTCTTCAGGAGCGTCCATCTCAAACTCGTCAAACATTTCGGTCATTTCAGCAGGTACTTCTTCAGCCGGCATTTCTTCGGCTCCCATTTCATCAGGCATTTCTTCATCGCCCATATCTTCCATACCCATGTCTTCACCTGACATTTCCTCACCTTCAAATTTACCCATAATCTCGTCTCTGTCTTCTTCGTCCAATTGATTTAAATCAAAAGCAGACAACACAGAATTGATTACATATTTGATATCCTTTGAGGTCATCGGATTTTCTTCGTCAGCGGCAAGTGTTCTGATTTTTTGTGCCAACTTACCGGTCAATTTTTGAACGGTCTTGAATGTTACCACTTCCTCATCTTGACCCTCTTCATCTGGCATTTCTGCTTCAGGTTCCATTGGTTCCTCAGGCATTTCAGGTGCGGGTTCTTCAGCAGGAGCGGGAGCTGGCTCAGGGGCCGGTGCCGGAGCTGGCGCGGGTGCCGCTGTTGGTGGAGCTTGTTCCATCTTCAAGAAGTATTTTGTCTTATCTTTTTTGCTATCGCCCTCATTGAATAATGAAACGTTACTGTCGTTACCAACTAAATTATTAACTTCTTTGGTAATCAAGTTCAATCTCTTAAACGCTTGAGAATATGATGAATAGTATTTTCTATTTTTCATAGGTTCCATGTAATCCATTTCAGACTCATTAAGCCCTTTCACGATTACATAACCGTTCTTTTCCTTATCAATTCTATAGGTATAACCATCAGGTAATACTTTTTTGTATTCAACTGATGTGTCCTCGTTAATTGGGGTTGGTATGTTTTCTTTATATCTCGCAATTTCAATCATGCGATTAATTTTATCCATACCTTGAAGTTTTTCACTTCCTACTGGTTTAAGTTTTCCCATTTTATTTTTTTTGTGAAAATTATTTTTATATAAATATATCAGTATTAAGAAAATTCAATTTACATCTTACTTCCATACTGACTATAGAATGATTTTAAAATTTCAAAGTTCATGTGAGTCCCTCCTTTATTAAAACAAACTACTTTACCATCATATTGTTCTTTACGTGAACAATACCATTTTAATCTTTGTCTTGTTTGTCCGTAAAAACCTGTTGTTCCCCAATTATTAGGGTCACAATATAGAATAGTGTTAGCTCCAAAAGATAAACCTGTTTCATAAGTTGAGGGGTCAATTAAACCAACTAAACTTAGTGAGCTATTGCCAGCGTGTTTCCAAGCTTCTCTTCCTCCTTGTGAAAATCCGGCAATTGAAGATACTTCTCCCCCAAATTTTTCTTTTACATAGGCTCTTACATTTTCTAAACTATTCATGTGATGTGTAACTACTATAATAATGTTAGAAGCATAAGGTGACATCACACTAATATATTTTTTTATAGCTTCAGGTTTGGCGCTACCCTTTGAGTATCCCGAAGTGTGAGCCCCTCCAAAAAGAACGTGAACTTTATTACCTGTGTAACCATCAGGTTTTATAATCGCATATTCTTTATCCGAAGTCGTCGATACATCTGAAATCTGATTGATTTTAGAATCGGTTCGGGGTGATTGGTCTGGTAAAGCTTCAACTTTTGTTTTTTGTATTTTCCCAATTTTACTCGGGTCTTTAACTATCACATCATTAATTGATAGTATAATTTTTTCTACGTCTTCAGGGGAAGCTATACCTGTTTCGTCTAATCCTGAGGATTTTTGAAAGTTCTTAACCGCGGCCTCAGTTTCATTACCAAATTTACCATCAACTCCCCATTTAGGTAATGAAAATCCTAAAATTTGTAATGCGGTTTGTAATGTCTCAACATTTGGGTCATAAGGGATTGGTGACCCTTCCGACTTCAAATTCTTTAAAGGACTTGTAAGTGAATTTAGTTTTTCTAACTTTGTAGTTAATTCATCTACATTTTTTTCTTCAGTTGGTGAAACATTATCAGAGTATGATGTTTCACTCCCCGTGAATATTTTGTCAGAATTAGTCAGTAGTTCTCTCAAATGTCTTCCTCTTGGTAATCCAAGATGGACGTGGGTACCCTTATGCATTTTTGAACACGACTCATCCGTACACCACTCCGTTACCTCACCAATATAGTCACCAAGTTTAACGGTATCACCAGGTGTTAATTTTACGTTTTTCAAGTGAGTATAAAAAATATCAGGAAACTCACCAGTTCCCTTGATTGATACTTGAGTTCCAAAAACTTTACCTGACCTTTTATTAGTATTTCTAATTTTGGTTACTTTACCTTCAGTATAAGAATTTACCACACTACCAGGAGGGGCAAATATGTCCCAAGCATTGTCGGATTGCCAATTACCAAATGCTCTTTTACTGTGATTGGCCGGTCCATTTTGAATATCAGTTTCAAACGGACCTCCAATATTTGTGGTTGTCTCTTTTAATGTGTATGTTTTGTCAATTAGTTTATCCTCAAAACTGTGGAGTTTTTCAATATATCCATTACGTCTCAAAGCTTTGAAAACTAAATTTTCGTCAGAGTATTCCCCCCTTTTCTCAAGACCACAAGTCCTATATTTTTTAAGTTTGTCTTTGTATTTTTTGATGATTTCTTTAGCCTTTTCAATCGGCTCATCAGAGGCATTTTCGATTACACCGTCAATAATATCCATCCATTGATTTGTTTTTGTTTTAATCAATGCCGTATCAATTTTCACATTTTCTTTTTCAGGTTTGTTTGACCATTCATCGAATAATACCGAATAAACTCCACTACTAAAATGAGCTTCGGTTTCATTTTGAACATATAACTCAACGTCATAACCAAAAATAGTTATGTCATGCTTGTCGTTGTATAAAGTTTTTTTTAGATTAAATAATTCTTTGTATAGGTCTAATTGTTCTTCGGGAAACTGAGCAAAGTCAGCTACAATATGTAAGTCAATGTCAGAAAAACTTGACCAATTAAAATTCGCCAAAGAGCCGGTCATGATTACGTCCGTTACCACAACTTCAACTTTTAGATACTCGATAAAGTCATTGGCAATCTCCAAAAGAGCTTCCCTAACTTTGGGAGTCATTTTAACTTTACCATCAACTTTCTTCCAAATTTTAGGATTTAGAGTTTCTCTTACCCTAAAACTTGATAAAATTCTTTGTAGATTACTCATCACTCATAAATACTTGAGTCGAGTCATTTGTTATACTTTTTTATATTTGAAGGCCTTTGCGATTTTACTACTGAAAAATTTACCCTGTGACTCACTCATTCTAAATTGGGTATATAGTTGGTGGGGTATTTCCATGTATTCATAGAGAGCTCCGTTGTTGAATGTAACGAGCAAATTTTTAGTTTCAGTATCGTATTCAGTTTTCTTAATGTTACTTGACTGAATTTCATTGATAATTTTTGTTCCGATAATTTCTTCTTTGAGTATTGCCATAACTTTTTTTTTATAAAATAATGGTTATTATTAGAAAAAAAACAGTTATGATAGAATCCGCGGATAATGATGGGAAAAAATCTAAACAGACCACAAGTGATAGTGGTACCCCTGTATTAGATAACTTTAGTAGAGATTTAATTAAACTCGCCGAGCAAGGTAAAATTGACCCCGTTGTCGGTAGGGAGAGGGAAATAACAAGGATTGCTCAAATTCTTTCAAGAAGAAAGAAGAATAATCCAATCATCATTGGTGAGCCCGGTTGTGGTAAAACCGCAATTGTTGAGGGTCTTGCCATCAAGATATTTGAAGGCGATTGTCCAAGAAACCTACAAGATAAACGTATCGTATCTTTGGACATGACCTCAATTGTTGCCGGTACAAAGTATCGTGGTCAATTCGAGGAACGTATGAAAGTGATTATTGAAGAGCTTCAGAACAACCCAAATATCATCGTTTTCATTGATGAGATACATACAATTGTGGGGGCAGGTAATTCGTCAGGTTCATTGGACGCGTCAAACATATTCAAACCAGCTCTTGCTCGTGGCGAAATTCAATGTGTGGGGGCAACAACAAATGATGAGTATCGTAAAAATTTTGAGAAGGATGGGGCTCTTGAACGTAGGTTCCAAAAGGTAGTTGTTGATGCGGCAACCAAGGCGGAAACACTACAAATCCTACAAAACACAAAAGACAAATACGAAACGTATCACAAAGTTTCTTACTCGGATACCATTTTGAGTTTGTGTGTTGATTTGGCCGAGCGATATATTACAGACAGAGAATTTCCTGATAAGGCATTTGACATTATTGATGAAGTCGGAGCAAGAAGTCAGGTTGAGATTAAAATGCCCGAGATAATTGATGACTTGAAAAAACAAGCTCAAGATATCAAACAACAAAAACTCGATGTTGTTAAAAAACAAAATTATGAGGAAGCCGCAAATTTGAGAGATAAGGAAAAGAAAATCCTATCGAAACTCGAGGATGAAAAGAAAAAATTCGAGTATGATTTGTTGTTATCAAAGAGAGATGTAACCGAAGAATTGGTATATGAAGTTGTTTCAAACATGACCAAAATCCCAATTTCAAAACTTAATTCAGATGAGACAAAACTATTAACAGAGCTTGAGAAAAATCTTTCAGGTAAAGTTATTGGTCAAGAAGAGGCGGTCATCAAAATCTCAAAATCAATTAGAAGAAACCGTTTAGGTATCAAGGACCCGAATAAACCAATTGGTTCATTTATTTTCCTTGGCTCAACTGGTGTCGGTAAAACATTACTGGCAAAACAACTCGCAAAGGAAATCTTTGGTAGTGAAGACAATCTTATCAGAGTTGATATGTCAGAGTTTCAAGAAAAACACACAATCTCTCGTTTGATTGGAGCTCCTCCAGGATATGTGGGATATGATGAGGGTGGTCAATTGACAGAACAGGTAAAAAACAAACCATATTCGGTTGTATTGTTTGACGAGATTGAAAAGGCAAACAAGGATATCTTTTCGGCACTTTTACAAGTTTTAGACGATGGACATATCACAGACGGACTTGGTAGAAAAATAAACTTCAAGAATTGTGTAATCATAATGACATCAAATATTGGTGTTAAAATGTTACAAGATTTTGGTTCAGGAATTGGTTTCAAATCAGCGGCGAACACATATATCGAAGAAGAGTATAAGAGAGATATGTTGAAAAAGGAGCTCAAGAAATTTTTTGCCCCTGAGTTCTTAAACCGAATTGATGAGATTATCGTATTCAATAACTTGAAGAAAGAACAAATCGCCGAGATTGTAAAAATTGAATTAAATAAATTATCAAAAAGATTGACAGGTTTGAGATATCGTATTAACTTTACTGACTCAATTGTTGATTTAATATCAGAAGTTGGTTTTGATGAAACCTATGGAGCTCGTCCATTGAAAAGGGCAATCCAAGACAAAATCGAAGATTATATTTCTGAAGAAGTATTAAAAGGGAACATATCCGAAGAAAAGGAATATGAGTTAGTCGCGGAAGAAGGTAATGTAAAAATTACCGAGACTAAAAAGACAAGAAAGAAGAAGGGGTCATAAGACCCCTTTTTTTATGATAATTTTTGTGATGCTAATTGTTCTATGGTATTAATTAAACCTGAATAAGCATTAAAATGTGCGATTGCTTTATCTATTGTGTCAATTAGATTTTGTTTTTTAGCCGTTGGCATTTTAGAAACGGTAACCTTATTTTTCAAGTCGGACAATTTGTTCATTATTCCAACATTAGGAGCGTCAAGTTTTTTCAACTGACGAGTTAAACCTCTCAATGAACTCAAATACTTGAAATAGTCATATCCCTCTCCTCTCCAAACACCTTTTAGTCCTTGAGCGGCATTTACAATGGGGTCAAATATACCCTCCTCAACTTCTTGTTCTTCTATTACTCTTTGTACAATGTTTTTTAAATCGGCTTCGGTGAGCTTAACAACTTTTCCCATGATATTTTTTATTTATAAATATCTTAAAAAAGTAAAAATTGTTTTTGTTTAACTATCGATGTTTTGTGTTTCTTATTACCTAATGACTCAATCATTTTCTTACCGGTTTCAATACCATTAAATACGTCTTCAATTACCACATATTCATCGGGTGAATGATAGTCATAATAACCAATTGAGATATTGATACAAGAAAAATCAAATTTACTACGAAGAGCGTACACGTCAGTATATGGGTGTGAACCATATTTTTGTCGTCCTTCGAATGACTCACTCAATACCCCATCACAGATTTTGAAAAAGTCATCAGACTTATCAAACAATTTTACACCCATACTATATTCAGTAACCATCCAATTAAACGGAGCATCAAACTGAATTGCGTATCCTACATTTGAAAAGAAGTTTGGGTCGGCCTTTCTTGAGCCGTGACAACCAGTTTCTTCTGACACAAAGAACGCGGCTTTCAACACGGGTAACTCTTTCAATAATTCTAAACAAGCAAATACTCCACACTTATTATCACCACCAATACCTGTAGGTTTTCCAAAATCATTGTATGCTTTCAAAGACGGACGAAGCTCACCTTGGGCATTTTCCAATTCCTCTTCTCGAATGTTAATCACATCAATATTATGTACGGTATCGGTGTGAGCAACAACACATGGGTAGTATGAATGCTCACCAATCTCACCTTTAGTAGCATAAACATTCCAATGCTCATCTACCGAGTATTCAATGTTATTACGCTCAAGCCAATCAATCAAAAACTCAATCATGAGTTCCTCTTGATAGGTCTTTGTTGGTACCGACAAAACTGATTTAAGGAAATTCAGGTCTTTTTTCATATTGACAAAGATAAGTCAATATTGTTGATAAAAAAAATTTATTTAGAATAATTCTGGATGATATAAGAAATTGTAAAAATCTTCAAGGGGAACAGACATTTTTTTAACATCATGGTAATTTTCCTTGTTGGCTTTATAAAGTACATTGACTTTACCATCTTCCATATTTTGTATATTGAATATTTTTTTCCCGTCTATTTTGCCAAATGTTTTTTCTTTGGGGAAATTTTGCCAATCCCCTACTTTCATATTTAATTTTTCAATAAGTTCATAAAACTTTTTGACGTTTTCCAAATCCTCAGGTGACATATCATCAGTTATTTTATCATGAATTTTTTCTAAAATTCTATTAACTTCCCTATTAAATCCGTCACCATCCCAGTTTTCATTATCCCAATAGCTATAATAATCCTCATATAAATCTTCGTCAAATTCTAAGTTATTCTGAGATACAAAATTTTTTAACATGTCAATAATACTTTCATCATGTGGTGTTTTTGTTTGGTCCCAAAAACCAATTAACAAATCAACCGTTGTAACATAATGTTCTCTACAACTTCTTTCAATAATACCATAGTTATCGAACTTTTTACATAATTTTTTTTGGACGTAATCCAAACATCCTTTCCTTAAAGTCTCATCGTAATAATCTGCGTAGTAAGAACCAATGTCGTCTATTATATTTCCAAACATGTCGTATAAAAAACGTCCAGTTTTTTCAGGGTTATGTAATTCAAAATTGGCAAGAGGAGGATTTACCAACTTTAGTATATCCCGTAGTAATTTGATATTTTCTTCATTGAAGTAATGAAAAACATATCCTTCTCTGAGTTCCTCATCTCCCCAATATCCATCAACAAATAAATTTTCAGTATATCTACTTTCACAAGCGGCAATCATGCTAGCGGTGTTAGAATAATCATTTTCATCATCAATAAAAATTTTCATAAATTCTTCTTCGGTGAATCTCAACTGGACCAAAGATTTTCCACGATTTTTTGTCACCCTTGTAATTTGAACAACTCTATCGTCATCAGCTTCTCTAACAAATAGAGGGTCAAGGTCTGAATCACGAAATTGTATAAGAGCTTGGTATAATTCCATTAAAAACTTTTTTATATAAATACTTGGAATGGCAATAAACTATTTATATCTTTGTACCACGTTATTTGAAATATGGGGGTAACTTGGAATTGACTAGCATAGTTAATTACTCGGAGCATGTCGAGGCTGAACTAACCTTGTAAAACTGGTTCACAAGATAAATGGCAACATTATCAACAAACTCTCTGCAGTTGGTCTTATCCGTACTGAGGAGAACATTTCAGTAGCCTAATCTAGGATTGGGGTACAAAACGGGTCGGCAGACAGACAACCTTGGAACAGAAGTCGTAGTTGCGGTGTGGTTTCTACCCAAAAAGAAACAAAACTCGTTTGTGGTTTTATGAGCTCAAAAACCAATATTTCGGAACATTGAGAAGCGATGTTGTCCTAAACATGTAGGGCTTAGTAGTTAAGATGAGTAGGAAGGGGTTCGACTCCCCATACCTCCACCAATTAAAAAACCCCTCACTTGGAGGGGTTTTCTTTTATCCAAAATATTTTGTCCAAATTCTTTCTGATTTCAGAGAATACCACCACAACCCTATCTTATTGAATACCCTTGTGTATGGATATAACAACGCCAATCTCATTCTTCTAACGATACTATAAACCTTTGAAGGATTAGCATGGAATAATCGACTAACCCATGGTATCTCTTCTGAAACAACAACAGGAACGTTATTATTCACAAAATCAGCGGTTACAATGTTGAACGTCTCCGTAAATGAAACTTGCATTCCCAAGTCCATTGACTGAACAACATCGATGAATTCATCGTGAGTCAGCCATGTATATTCAATTAATTCGTGTCTTGGATTATTCTTGAATAGTTCCCTAATGTTCTTTAACACCGGCTCACCCTTTCCTTCAATCCTTTTAACATTGATGTGAAATTTTAATTTTTTACCGTATGTATCAGCATAATCAATAGCCGCAACCGCTTGTATCAACTGATTTTTTAGTGGCCTTACCGCACCAAAACAACCAATATTCAATTCCTTTTTGAAAAATGGTTTCGATTTGTTTTTATTAAAAAATCCTACAGGGTAATAATTCGGTAGATATAAAAAAGCTCTATTTGTCAGGTCTGAAAAATTTTCATTCGTGTCATAGTCATTTGCGGATATAATGACATTCGGATATTTGGTGTATTGATATATCCAGTCAATGGCAATACCCTCATTTGCCAAAAATGATATGTCGCTATGTAATCGTATAATCCACTTAACATTCGGATGAAGTTTAGTCAAAACCTCAAACTTTGATGGGACAACCCAAAGAGCCTCGATAATTACGTGAGTAGGTTTATGTTTGGTGACTTCTCTGTCAATGCAGTTGTTGTCATTCACCTCAACCAAGTTTGACTCAATGCCGTTTTTGTTCAACATATCCGATACAAACTTAGCCGAATTCAATAGCCCAGACGATACTGAACTATAATTTGGGTGAGAACTCTGTCTTTTTTTGAGGATGAAAAGAACCTTTTTTTCCTTTTTCATAAGTGGGTGGGATTATACCTATAAATAAGGTGAAAACCTCAAATGTGTATTACTTTTTTGTAATATTTTAATAATAAAAAACCCCTCACTTGGAGGGGTTTCTTTTTAACTTTCTTTTTCTTTGTATTGATAAATTACTTTATCAACTCTTTTGTCGGTGTAACTCGTACATTCTTGGTGGAGTTTGTCAAAATCTCTGTAGAAGTTAGAAAATCTTTCTTGGATTTCTCTATGATGTTCATCAAAACGACGATGATGATTTTCGAAATCCCATCTGTAAGATTCTTTAAAACCTTGAACATCTCTTTGTAGTTTTTGAACTTTACTCATCCCTAAAATCACCACCCCAACTAATGTCAGAGCAATAACTGTAAGAACACCTAAAGTGAAATAAAACATTTCCATAAAATAAAAGAATTATTGTTTATACCTGAATGGTATTAAAAATATAGGAATAAAAAAAGGTGAGACAAGCTCACCTGTAAATTTGTTGCAACTGAAGGATTCGAACCTCCGACCTTCAGGTTATGAGCCTGACGAGCTGGCCTCTGCTCTAAGTTGCGATGTATTAGTTAAACGAAGCCTGAGATTATAGCTTTGATTGAGAACCTTTTGAAGGATTATTGTTTCCCTTCGTATCCACTTCCTTTTGAGAAGTATTTCTCAGTCACGGTCTTTTAGGTTTACCACTCCTTGAGGTTTAAGTTACTCTCTTCTTACTTGACTCTTTTTGAGGTTGCCACCCCAATTCATCCTTGCAGGATTAAAGGTCTTTCGTAAAACTACAGTCAGACTTGGGGTCTTTCTGTGCAATGAACGGCTCATTACTATGTAGTGACCTTTCACTTAAACCTGATGGACACTTTTCCTTTAATTATTGTTCATAATTTTAGAATTGTGTCGTGGATGTGTCAGAGTAGTGGTCCACCGTAAGCTCCGTCTCCTTTTGGGCGACAGAATACTAAACTACTCCGTGAGATATCCCTATCTCCATACTATCAGATTACTTCATAAAGAGACCTTGGTAGGTCATCCTTAGGGGTAGTAGCGACACCACTCGTTCTCTAC